GTTCCTGCTGCTACTAAGCGTAAATCAGTATCAGTAGTAAGGGTAGTTAACTCATTATCTGCAAGTTGAATAATATCGTCAATGTTAACTAACGTTAAAAAGGCAGTGCGCCAGCGTTTAGCGTTAGTGCCTAATGTATAGGTATTGTTAATATCCGGTTCAATTGTTTGTGTTAAACGAGGAACAACATTAACAGTATCAAGCGGATTATCTCCTAAGAACACGTTACCCTTAACCCGCAGTTCGCCAGTAACATCTAAGTTGCCAGTAATGAATACCTGAGTATTAAGTGTTGTAGTGCCGCTTGCAGCATAAAAATTAACAGGGCCTACAGTTGAATCAATGTTGTTATCATAAATTCTAATATAGTTAATTAGAACTTCAGTTGCATTTATTGTAACGCCAGCGCCTTCGCCTTCAAAAACAATACTGCCGCCAGCAGTAAAGTCAATAGCTTGTGCGTTGAATCTAATTGCACCAGTTTCTTGATTTACATAAAAGATGTCGCCAACACGGTAATCACCCTTGTGGTCCATACTATCATAGTATAAGACACCATCGTTAATTTCTACAATTTCATGTTCTTGGACTACTAATCCGTAGTCGTTATTACTGTCTTTACCAGTGCCGATATAACCAAAGTTGTGACCAATTAGATAGCCCAGTGTGTCAGCGCCGTCTGCTACTGCACCGTAGTTACCGTAGACGTTTGCAGAGCCGATGCTTCGAAATTCTGCGCCAAACTTAACACCTAGCCCTGCAAATCCAAGAGCACCTTGTAATAAGTAGATACCTTGATTAGCAAAGTAAGTGAATGAATTTAACCATTCTATTCTAACACCGTTAGTAGCTGTAATGCCATCTGCATTAGGGCAAATAAATGTTACTGCATGAAATAATAATGCTGCATCTTTGCAAAGGGGATCGCATACTGCACCGTCAGCTAGTGCTCCTCGTCCGGCATCACCTTGATCAAAACCTCTAGGATCAGATAAACTAGTTACACTACCTTGAGTAATTGTAGTAATGTATTGCACATACGGACTACGAGTTGTAGTTTTCATGCCGTTAGCAAATCTAAAAGCATAGCCCGTATTATTAGTTGCGTTATAGTAAAAGTTTTTAATTGTTAAGAACGAAACAGTTGATTCACCATTCATTAAAAAACAATCTTTATCGTTTGTTCCAACTGTTGGCTCAATAGTTACTGAGCGGATTCCCATTCCTCGAACCGAAACACCCTGTGGAATAGTTAACGGAAATTCTTCCGTGTATGTTCCAGCAAATATAATAATTTCGTCACCAGTAACTGCAACGCTTAGTGCATGTTTAAGTGTTCTAAATGTATTATGAAGGTGTGTTCCTAAGTAGGTATCGTTACCATTAATTGATACGTAGTATACGCTACCTTGTGTTAGCAACATGTCAACGCCGCTTGGAATAAGCGTTGATGTTTCTACTAGCTGTCCGTTAACTAATTCTGAATTAAGCTGTTGCCACGGCTTGTCAATATTACCAAGTGTATAGTCACCTGTTGTATTAGGAATAATGTCGCTGGCAATGTCTGCATTAAAGTCAACAGTATCTGTATCACTAGAACCAAATATAATGTTACCGTTGGCTGTAATACTTCCAGTAGCATGTAGGTTACCGTTTACTTCAACTCTGTTTGTATTAAAGTTAACATAGTCAGCTAGCGAGTATGCTTTAATTTCAATATCACTATTAGTAACTGTGTTAGTAATGTCAGTGTTATCAAATCGTAAATTAGTAACTCCTGCGGCACCAACTTCAATTCGTTCAGTTGAAACTGTGCCGTTAAGGCCGTTGGCTGCAATATAGATTGCTCCGCCAAGTCTGTTTTGAATTTTATTAAGTTGGAATGTTAAGTCGGCAATGTCTGCTTTATTGTCAACTTTTAAATTAACAGTTCGTGTAAGACCGTCAATTTCTAACTGCTCTGAAGGGCTAGCAGTCTTAATACCAACTTGGAGGCCATTAACGTCAAGGTAAACTAGATCGTCTTCAAACGCTAAGTTAGTGCCGTTTCTTAGCAAGTTCGCTGATAGCAGCGGTCCGCTAATTCTACCTAATTCTAATCCCATGATGTCGCCCTCTTACAGTATTTATAGAGGCGATGATTATTTGTCGAAGCCGTGTAGAACTGTAATGTAAAGTGGTTGACCTAAATCGCCAGATGCTGGAACCGCAGCATTAAATTTAACATACCATCCAGATGCATAGCCAGCCGTTACTGTAACTGAGGCGCCTTCTGCTTCTGTAGTTAGTGCTTCTAAAACTTCTATATATGATGCTGCTACACTAACAATAGTATATGTGCCGTTGTTACTTGTAGAACCAGTAATGGTAATTTCTTGATCTGCGTGGAAACTTTGATCTGTAAAGTTGATTACACTAGTGTTACTGCTAGTAATACGCTTAGTGCCGCTGTCAAATGATAGGATTGTTCCAATAGCAACGCACGGATTTTGTTTAAGAACAAAGTTAGTGTTAGGAATTTGTGGAACTGTATCAATGTATACTAATAAGTTTTGCGGCCCATATGTTGAACCGTTTTCAGTAGTAGTAGGAGGTGCCGGATTTAAAGGACCAAAGTGGCGCAAGACATCATCGCCGGGTCCTAATGTTTGTTGTGTAATAGCTGTAGACTCTTTGAATCTTAAACTACGCCATGTGCCGCCGCTAGTGCCAACTCCACCTTGATAAACTTCAACTTGTGTTGTAGTAGTGTTGTATCGAATCATGCCGTTAACTGGACTAACTGGACGGTCACCCGTTTCGCCACGCGGCATTAACATGTTATTAGTTGTGTCCATAACAATGCTGTCTGTCATATCAATTTTAACTCTTGAGTCGGACGGACTTCTGCGGTTAAGAACGTGTTGGCGTAAGTATCTCATTATACTGGTAGTGTGCTAATAGTAATTGCTAAGTTTGTAGGAGTTGGGCAATATGCTACGATAGAGTCACCGTTTTCTAATACAATCTTTTCTTGATCAAAACTAACTGTTTCACCTGCAGGCACTGGCAATGCGTTAACAATTAAATTAACGTCGCCGCGGGCTTGGCCAGATTTTACTGCCCATAACGACAGGTAAGTTAGTCCNGTTGCAGGACTAGATGGATTATAAGTTGCTGTGTTACAAACAATAATTGTTGTAATTGCATTGTTTCCTGTGCTAGCATATGCAACTGTTGCATCTGGATCGTCGTTAATTAATGTGCTTGTTAGTGCCATGTTATTTTCCTTAGAACAGCATACTCCACAATAGAGCTCTGTTTTTTGATATTAGTTCGTCTGAATTTGACAAACTCGTAAAGTATATACCGGTATTCCCAGTATGCACATTTAATGCTGTATTGTCAGAGTCAAGTGTGTATAGCTTTGTAGTATTAGTTATCGCAGTTGGACTATCGGTATCATTTAATTGTAACGGTCCATCAATCTCAACACTCTTTGTAGGTGTAGGAACTAATTTTAAGTTATCACCTGCGACTTGAGCACTAATAATATTATTATGAATTAAAATTTTTCCTGTAATATCTAAGTCAGTATTAAATGTGAATGTTGAAGCAGTTAGTGTTGCTTTGACAACATTATCAAATTTGATTTTAATATTACTTGTTCCGCCGTCGAGCGAAGTGTCGTATGCTTGAATACCAGTATCACTGCGATATAGTCGATCAACAATCGCAACACCTAATGGGTATCCACTAGCATTCACGTATCTAGTTACCCAGCCACGAGTTACTAATACATCTTGATCGCCGCCATTTTGAACTTGATCGTGATAGTTCTGAGTTCCGGTTACTGTAACAATACCAGTTCCGGAATTAATTAAACCTAAATTAGTGCCGCCTGTAGAAATACTATTAGTCTTAATGCCACGCATTAGACCATTGGTCAGTTTAAACGAAAACGTTCCAAATGTAGTTGTTCCAAGTGTTGGATTATAGTGATTGATAGTTTCATCAAACACAAAAATAGCATCTAACTCTGATCCGCGATCTATTTGAATACCGGAAGTTTGTAGTGTAATGCCTGCACCAGTCTCACCGTTATTCAAATAGATAATGTTATCTTTAATAGTTAAAGTTTCACTATCTACAGTTGAAGTATTGCCAAGAACAGTTAAGTCGCCAGTAATTCTAACGACACCAGTTTGATTACCAGTATCAAGCGTGATAACGCCGCCGGATTGAACCGAGACTTTATAATTATTTTCACTAACTTTAACTATTCTTGACATTATACTAGCCTATTAATTAAGCGTTTGCAATTTGAACTGTTAGTCCGACGGCTGCGGCAAAGCTCCACGGAGCAGTAGCGCCGGTAGCATATAACCAATCAAGATCGCCATCGTCATCAGTTTGACGAGTTAGCAATGCACGATGTGCAGTTAGCTTAGTAACATAATAGGTATTACCGTTTGCATCAGTTGCAATAACACTTGCTTCGCCTGCACCGGGTGCCGCTGCTACTAATTTAACAATACCAGTTCCTTGTGCTGTCTTAACTTTGTAACGACGACCTGAAACTTGTTTAGTAATGTCACCAATAACTGCGCTTGAACCGCCATTAATTGCTGGAACATATGCAGTAATTTGAATTGCATTTTCATCGTTAGTTGCAGACCAAACATTACCGGTGTCAACAGTTAATGCTGGAGTGTTACCACTCGGAGTAGTTTGTCCAGTGAAGGTGTGTCCGCTCCAAGATAAATTAGGAACTGCTACATAACCAGAACCTTGTTCAACAATAGTAATGCTCTTAACACGATATGTCACGGTGATTTGTAAGTCTGTTCCAGCATTAGGTGCTTGTAATACTTGATGAGATGTAATGCCAGTGCCGTCAAAGTCACCACGACGGAATTCACCACGGTTGCCACCAGTTAAGTTAACTGCTGTAACTTTATTACCAACTTCAACAATGTTAACAACTGCGCCGCCACCTAGTCCAGTGATGCTTGTTGAAAGACCTGCTAGGTAATCGCCATCAGTTTGACCGCCTGATGCAAATGTAACTGTATCTAATTCAAATACAACATCAGCTGTAGCTTGAACACCGCTTGGCAATGTTGGGGCACCAATGTTTAATAGTGGAAAGTTTTTGTATGTGTTAGTAACAACAAAATTACCAGCTGTTGCTACACTAATTGTTGCAACGCCTTGTCCGCCGATACCGTTATCAGCAGTTGTGCTTGTGGAACCGATGTTGCGGTTACCGAAATATTTTTTGTTTAATGGACGTCCCATTTTGTTCTCCTTAATATGACGTTCTAGGTCTACGCGGTGGGGTTCCGCATAATGGCCTACACTGTGTAAGCTGACATAGTATTTATGCAATCGTAAAAAAGCCCACCGAAGTGGGCTTTGATATAATACAAACCTAGGTTTGAATTAGCTGAAACGTGCGTTAGCAATAGTTACAGTGCCTAGATAGTCAGCAGCGTTACCTAGTGAAGATGCGCTGTTTGACAACTCAACATAACCATAACGTGTCATGAATGAAACGACTGGTTCGAAAGTTTGTGGATCTAAAACAACACCACTGCTCATCAATGGAATGTATGGGCAATAGAATGCTGCTGCGTCAGACTCGCTGCCGCCTTTGTAACCTACTAGAACTGTATCGTTCTGAGCATATGTATTAACATAGATCTTCATTGCGTTGTTCAATGTTCCAACAAACTTAGTGTTTGTAGGAGCTTCGAATGTGCCTTCTGTAGTGCGAGCAAAAGCAGAAGTTGTAGCAGACTGAAGAATTGTCAATGCTGTTGGACTAATAACAGCCCAGTTACCAGCTCCACGACGTGTGCGTTGAGCGATTCTGTTAGCAACACGGTTGATCTGAACAGCTAAAGCAGCGTGTTCGTCACCAACGAATGTAGCAGTGCCAGAAACGGCAGCTTGGTCGTAAGCTTCTTGGTTTTGTGAACCAGCTAAAGATACTAATGAACCGATAATTTCTTGATCGATTTCAGCAGTAATTTCTTGAGCCAATGCAGCCATGATTTCTGCTTCAACGTCAATACCTTGTTGGGCTTGTGCGTCTTGAGCAGCTTCAAACGTCCAGCGAGCTGATAACTTACGTGTCTTAGCTTCAACTGTCTGTTTCAAGATTTGGATGCTCATACGCTTACCAGCAGCACCTTCTAGAGAAGCTGTTGACGCGGCAGTATTAGCAGCACCGTTGTTAGCAGAATAACCTTCTGCAATTTTGAATGGGCTTAGAGCCTCTTCACCAGCAGTAGCACCATATGTTCCTGTTAGTGAATCGCTGTAGCGAACACGTAGGGTATGGATTTGACCAACTGGGCCAGTCATTGGTTGAACACCAACCAATTCATTAGCGATGACCGTAGGCATCACACGGCGGATTACTGGAAGAATCACGCGGTTTAAAGTTGCAACGTTACCGGCAGAAGTAGAGCCTGTAGAAGCAGTTTCAGCCAAATACTTACGAGTATTCTCGAGAGTAGAAGCCATTACTGATTTCTTAGTGCCCTGTAGGCCTTCTAATAGGGCCTCTTTAGTTTCTGCCCAACGTCCATTTAGTAGTTCTGACATTTAAATTTCTCCTTAAATTTTTAGTCCAGCAAGGCGACGGATATCGACAATATTGTTGTTATTGTCGCTCTCGCTGCTACGAATGCTGTTGGAAACTTTGTTTCCTGTAATTTCTTTTGCCTCTACAAGTGCCTGTTTCTTCTGCGGAGCTTTACCTTCGATAACCGCTGGTAGATACTTGTCAAAACTTTCTACAAGTCTTGATGTTTTCACGCTCTCCATTAATTCACCCATGATAGCTTTTTGTTCCGTGTTTAGCGGTGACAATAGTTCACTCATGATGTCTTTTCTTTCTTGCGACTCTTTTAGTTTCGCAATTTCTGCTTGTTTACTTTCTATTACTTTTTGTGCAGTAACAACAACGGCGCGAGCCTCTGTCACTTCAGCAGCTTTCTTGTCTATGACTTTGAGTAATTTTGCAGTTTCTGATTTCTCATTCAAGTAGCTAGTTTGAAATTCAGAAGCAAAAGCTTCGAATAACTTGCGACCGAAATCTGCGCGGCGTGCGCTTTCAATGTCTTCTTTAAGGGCTGTAATTTCAGAACTTAGGTTCTCAGTTACAACACTCTCGACCATTGTAGCAGCACGTTTAACAAACTTGTCTTTTACTTGACGAATTTGTTCACGACCTTCTCTAACCAAACGAACTTTGGTTTCAGCTAAATCTTGTTTGTCTTTGTAGAACTCGGCGATTTCTTGAGCCAAAGCTTCAATTACGAATTGTTCAAGTTTACCAAATTTACCAGCCATCACTTTCTGATCTTCATGCAATTCAGCGACTTCATTTGACAACTGGCGCACTACGAATTCCTTCATAACGCCTGCGTCTTGTGACATCTTCTTTGCATACTTAACTTTCATTTCTGCTAGTTGTTTACGATCTTCTGCGAATTCACCGATCTCACCTGCTAATTCAGTTGCTAACATTCTGTCAACAGCTTCAATCATTAGGTTCTTATCGTGCTCGTATTTTTGTGCAAACTCTTCACGTAGTTGATGAGTTACCGCTTCGCGTTGTTCGTTGATTCTCGCTTCGAACGCAGCTTCGATACTCTCTTTGATCTCTGCAGAAACCACATTGCTTTCAAATAAACTTTTTAGTGCATCCAACATGTGATTCTCCTTCTTATTGGAGTTTGTTTATTATTTCTAATAAACTCTCTTTGAGATATTTTTGTGCCATAGGGTCATTTCTCACCTCTTCCGCTATGCGTAAGCTTCTGAAACCGCCCTTACTATTCATAAGGTGTTCATAAATCGGTGTTGGATATGCGCCCGGAGCACTAGGTTGAGCCACCATATCTACTGTGATGATCTCAAAATCTGATACTTCACCGGAACCGTTATCACTAACGTTTCCGGATCCGCGACTCGATACTCCTAATTTCACGCCGCTTTCCAGCATTGTGCGAATTAGTTGTCCCATTGGTGTAGGCAAAATTTTCAATTTACCGTAACCGTTTGGACCGTCCATCCACATATTAACTATCATGTGGGACACACGGTCCAAGTTTATTTTTAGATCGTCAGGATGATCAACTTCGCCGAGAACACTATAACCGTTTTGAATCTGATCGTTCAGGGTTTTGACAGCCTTGCCAATCTCATTCACAGGGTAAACACGCTGGTTAGCGTTACGTATACCGCCCTGGATGCAAATCCCGGACATGTATAAGTTTTTACCTTCTTTGTCATCAGACTCGACAACAATTTTCGCTTCAGTGAAGCTAAGGTTTTCTCGGAGATGGTTTCTCATCTTACTTTCTTGAGCCAATTATGCTTTTAGTATTAGCACCGTTATCACCGGAGCCTTTCTTTTCTGCGCCATGGCCTTTTGCAACTGGCTTCAACTTGCTAGCACCTTTGCCGCCAGGAACGTTAACGTTTCCACCGTCTTGCTTGCTAGTAGTTGGCTTCAACAATCCACCTGTTGTTCCACCTGTTGTGCTTTCTCCGCCTTTGACGATGTTAGCAGCAGTGCCACCCATATCGTTCTTGCCGGCTACGATGCTCTTGTTATTAACACCGTTATCACCATGCTTAGGTAAACTTACTTTGTCTACATATTCACGGATCATTGATTCTTCCATATCTTCTTCTTCTTCAGCTTCTTCGAATGCAAACTCATCAACTGGTTCGTCTTCTACATCGCTCATGAAGTCATCAGTAGCATCGCCACCAAAGTCGCCACCCATTTCTGGCTCGCTTTCTTCACCAGCCATTAGCTGTTCAAATTCTGCTTTTAATTCTTCTAAAGCATCTTCTAGATCTAAAATACGATCTGTTTGTTCTTCACTAGAAAGGTCTTCTTCGCCGCTCATATCGTCGCCGCCGAAGTCGTCTCCGCCTTCATCACCTTCTTCGTCGCCAGCATCATCAGCTGGTTCTTCGGGACCTTCTTCGTCGCCGAATGCCTCGACTGGCATTTGTTCGTCTTCACCTTCTTCTGAAACTTCTTCTTCTTCGAAGTCAGATTCTAATAGGCTTTCATAGATTTCGCGTGACTTCTCTACGACGATGTCGTGGAATAGTTCTTTCGCTTTTTCGGTTTCTTCATTGATTAGAAGCTCGAGCATCTGCTCGAATTTGTTACGATCAGTCATGTGATTCTCCTGTGTTTATTGGTTACAAGGCTGTAATATATTTACACTATTATTATAAAACGGTGTAGATATTGGTGTAAAATGAGTGTTTTTTAATAAAAACGTCATTATGCCGGAGGTGCCGCCGGCGTCATATACATTGAGTGTATAAATTCTAATTCTGATTCATGTTCTAAGAAGTGAGCCTCACTTGCTTTTCTTAACTCATTAATTTGTTTAAGAGTCAATCGTGTCTTACGTGTATCGTCGCGATACATTTGTGATGAATCACGGTCAGCATTATATCGAAGGTCGCCGGGGGCTTGCTTCGTGTCTGGATCAATATAAAACAATTCTCTTAATATCATATTGATATTTATGCTGCGGGGGGTGTTGCAGGTGCCGCCGGTGCACCNCCTGTTTGTGCTGCTCCGCCCATATCGTCGTCGGGTGCTAGGTCTTCTGGACCAGTCATGTCTTCAATATTAGCGATATCACCTTCAATGCCTGCTGCACTTAATCCTGCACTACGTAACTCGCCGGCTGCATCAGTATGTGTTGGTTGGCCCTTGCCTTGTTCTTCACCCCACATACGTTCATTTTCTGCAATTTCTTCATCTGTAAGACCTAAGAATCTGCGTAACGCAAAGCGTTTTGACATAAATGGCACAGCTTGAATAGTATTAAATGTATTAATGCGTTCAGTATCTAATGACGCTTGACGTGAGCTTGCAAAGTTTAAAGGTGGATTAAACACCAATTCAAACAAGTTAGCATCAATATTCACACCACGTGAATACATGTAAAGTTTAAATTCTTGATCAAAAACTTGTTGAATTAAGCTCTGTAAACGTTCGCAATACTTGTTAAAACGTAGTTCTTGAATGTATGCAGTGCCCACACGACCGTCATTATAACTGTTTTGCGAGTCATCTGCGCCAGTTGGTAAGTAGCTACTTGGAATACGCAAGCCACGGAATAGCTTGTTTGTAAAGTATTTCAAGTCATCAATCTCACCTAAGTTGGTTCCACCTGGTAGAGTTTCAACTTTTGACCCACGACCTTCAGCAGTTGTGGGGAAAAAGTAGTCTTCGTTGATGCTTAATGGATTGTATGCAGAGTCAATAACGTTCTGGCCGCCGCCGTTTTGGCTTGGAATTCGACGTTGATGAATCTCATTTTTGACACGCTCTACGAATGCCATGGCCAAGTGACTTGGCATATTGCCAACGTCAATGTGAAATACTCTGCGCTCCGGAGCACGTTGAATACGATAGATAAGAATTGCATCTTCTAGCAATTCTTTTTGTTTATATACTTTGAAAATGTTTTCAAGTAAGCTATTGCCAAACGGAAAGTTATTATCTAATCCTTCTGACAAACTTAAATGTATAACGTGCTTGGCATCAATGGCATGTTCGCCTTCCATCATACCAAAACGACCACCTGTGCTAGTAGGATAAGCGCCTACGGCACCTCTATTAGCAGCGCCACCAGATACATAAGTTGAACCTTGTGCTCCACCTGCAGGTGTTGTAGTTTTAATAGTAGTTGTAATTTGTGTAACAACTAGGCTTTCAAAGTTAGGATTTAAATCTTTAATAACATATTGTTCGGGCTTCTTGCCGTCACTTTCGTTAACAATAATCTTAGTAACTTTACCTGCGTCAATGTAAACCCATTTTTGTGTTTCTGGATCGCGGATAAAGAAACAATCGCCAAACTTAAATGTATTACGAACAACACGGAATATACGAGTATCAAATCGATTTAACTTATTCCAGTGCTGTAAGTATTCGCTAAGAATCTTTACTTCACTATTAGTAGCTTTATGGCGCCAATTAATCTTAAATGCGCTTTGGCCGTCTTTTAATTTTTGTGTGCAGAACTCTGCAAGAATGTCTAATGCTGCATTAACTTCTGGATCGCTGTCCATAGTTTCGTATTGCTGATAACGTTCTAATCTATTTGGGCTACCTGTGTAAACATCAGGCAAATAACTAGAATAGTTTGCTCGTGCAGGGCCGGGATTTGATGAACTTCCTACAGGAGAGAAGTTACTTCTGCTTCCTACAGGCACTGGTGTAAAGTATTTTTTCCAAGTCATTATGTATATAAGTTCCCACTTAGGTCTTTAGTAGCTTTAACTGCGGCGCCTGAGTTCTCAGCTGTTTGGGCAGAGTGCGCTATTAATTGTGTTACAGCAGTATTTAACTGAATTAACTGTTCTTTCAAGTCAGATAGAGTAGCACCTTCTGCTACAGGCTGGGCAGCAACTTCTACAGGTTCTTCAGCGGTAGGTTTCTTAGCTACTTCAGATCCAAACTCGTCAAAGGTAGTATCACTTTTGGCTGCTTCTACTTTAGTCATAGCGTCTAATTTAACACTATCTAGTGCCGCTGTTGAGCCATCTGCAATACTAGCAGACATGTCACCAAACATAGAATCAAAATCAGGAAGTGCCTTTTTAAGTAGCTCAGTATCGGGCATCATGTCGCCAAACATCTTAGATATATCAGGAAGCTTTCCTTTCAACGAACTAAAGTCTGGCATCATATCATTAAACATACTACCTAAGTCTGGCATCTTAGGCATTGCATCAGTGGGTGATTTTCCAGCAGTAGGAATTTTGTCAGTTGGAACAACTGTTGACTTAGTATCAAATGTTACTAACTCAGGGCCATCTTCTCCAACCCAATAAGGAGTTGCTGGCTCAACTGGGCCGCCTTCGGCTCTAGCATCTGCACGGCGTCTTCTAGCCGAATTAACTGGCTGTGCTTCTTCTGTTGCTGGGGTTGCTTGAGGAGTTGATTGAGGAGTTCCTCGATTTCGTCTCGATGAATCAACTCCCGGAGCGGCTTGTCCGCCCGTTGGCTCTGTAAGATTTCTAAAATCTTTTCTAACTAGATCATCAGCTGCTCCTAGTATTGTGCCGTCAGACGTATTCTCTCTACGTTCCATTTGGCCGCCTGCTTTGACTCTTGGATTGAGACCTTGTTGTAATGTCTTGTTATCTCTAACTAGTGTTCCAAGTTCAGTATTCAACTCACGGAACAGATCAGCTGCCTTTTTGCTTTCTTGGAATAGTCGTTGATCAAACTGATTAACAGCACTGCTAATTGCAGCGCCTGCTAAAGGCTTGCCGTCTGGGCCAACTCGTGCTGTATCTTGTTTAACTTGATCAACTCGAGCTTTTTGTATTGTTGCTGCATCAGGTGCTTTTTCACCTGCTTCTTTTGCGGCGCCTGCGGCAGTAGCATTAGCAGTCATTCTACCAGCAAGTTCCTTATTCTCAGACATCATCTTACGAGCTTCGTCACCTACTGAACTCTTATCTAATTTAACTTGAGATCGATACTGTTCTGTTTGCTGATACGCAGCAATATCTGCTTTAGCTTTTTCTAATGCAGCGGCTGCTGCATCTTTTCCTGCTTGAGTAGTTGCGTTCTTCTGCGCTAATACTGCGGCTTCAAATGCTTTACCCGCAGGACCCAACGCTGCCATACGATCAGAACCTTCTTTAGTTCTTATGCCGCCGGTAAAAATTTCATCTGCTAATTTACTAACACTATCGCCTAGTGGTCCTAATGTTAAATTTAATTTTTTATAACGATCAGTTGCATCTTTATCCATGCCCATTAGTTCAGCTTGCACTACAACGTTCTGTTGATCTTTAGCTAGTTTTGCCATCTGGTCTTGACGACTTACCCCAGTTAACCTTGCTATTTCATTCATCTCTCCTGACAGTGCAATTGTATTTTCTAACATTTGCTGTCTGGATTCTTTATCGTTTAGATCAAGTCCTCTACGATCTTTCATTGAAATCATAGCTAACTCAGCAACTTCTTGTTGCGTAGTGCCAGCTTTCTTCATCTGTTCAATAGCAGGAGTTTCTTGCAAGTCTCTTGAGAACCCTAATACGTTCTCAATTGCCTTGTTCATATTAATGCCAGCACCCGAATATGATGTTGAATTTTTGCGCATTTCGTCAGCAAACTGCTGTTGACTAGCTCCAGAGTCTACAACTGCTTTGTTTGCTTTACCTAAATCACCTGCAAAATCCACGCCAACTTTAGCACTTTCTCTCATGCGGTCGTTAGCATCAAGGACGGCCCCGCCAATTTTATTCATTGCGCCGCCCAGACCCGGAGCAGCTTCTGACACTACTCTAGTAAAACTGCCAAGCGCATCTCTAGCACCGTATGAACCAGTTGCTAGTTGACCAACTGCGGTTGCTGCTTCACCTGCTGCTGATCCTAATATTTTAACAGCACCGCCAGCAAGATCACCTGCGCCTTTTAGTCCTGGAAAAATATCTGAACCACCTCCACCACCTGACGGTTTTGCTGCGGCAGCTCCAGAAAAGTTATTACCTTTTAACAAGCCCGCAAATTCTCGTGCTTGGTTACGTAATAGCTCTTCCATCTCTTGTTTGGTGATTTCTGCCATAATAAAAAAATCCTAAAATATGCGTATATAAATACGTTATAGTATATTTATCTGGAGTTTACCATGGCACAAAATCCGTTACAAAAGTATTTTAGACAGCCCAAAATTTTTATCAGCCTGCCTTCTAAGGGCATTTATAACACTCCCGGTGTTATTCAAGGCGATGTAACAAACTTGCCAGTCTACGGCATGACCGGTATGGACGAGATCATTATGAAAACTCCGGATGCATTACTCACCGGTGACAGCGTGGTTAAAGTTATTGAAAGTTGCTGCCCGTCAATTAAAGATGCATGGGAATTATCTAACTTAGATACGGACTTAATGTTAGCTGCAATACGGATTGCTACATTTGGAACATCGATGGGTGTATTGCATAGCTGTCCTGAATGCGGTCACGAAAACTCATATGATATTGAGTTAGGGCAAATTATTGATCACTTTAGTAGATGTGAATATGAAAGCAAAGTTGTTATTGATCAGTTAATTGTTAAGCTGCAACCTCTATCTTACAAACAAGTTAGCGAATTTGCATTAAAGAACTATACTATGCAAAAAACATTGCAACAGTCAAGTTCTATTGAAGACGAATTAGAGCGTCAACAAATTATTGCAGGTTTATACAAACAATTAGGTGTGTTACGAAACGAAATTTTTGCTGCAGGTATAGAATCAGTTGACACTCCTGGTGGTGCAGTAAGTGATCGCGTATTCATTATTGAATGGTTAGACAATGCTGACAAAGCAACGTTTGATTCTATTAAACAAGTAATTGATCGTAACAATGAAACTTGGAAAACTCCAGCGATGCCAGTGCAATGTGAAGAATGTTTGTCAGAAAATTTACTTCGTGTAGAATTGGATCAAGCAAGTTTTTTCGACAACGCCTGATTAAATCGTCTGACGGAGAAATTGCAGAGTATCTAATCAGGCTAGACGCAGAATCAAAAGAATTCAAACACGAATTATTTAAAATTAGTTGGTATATGCGCGGTGGTGTGGGCATGGAAGAACTGCTACACACTTACTCTCATGAAGATCGTGCAATGATTAATAGTATTATTAACGATAATATTAAAACTACTATCGAAGCACGTATGCCGTTGCTTTAATAGTAGATCAAATCACCGCGTTTGTTGCGGATAAATCCTGGCGGTGTATATAAAGTTGGAAAGTCTGCACGATAATCTTTCTTACTGTCTTCTTCAGGAGCTGCCACTGGCTTCTTATCAGAACTTTGATCAATATCAACTGATGGCTTTTCACCAGGCTTTAAGTTTTTAGGATCTGGTTTATATGCAACAGTTGAAGTTCCAATAACTTTTCTATTTGGAAATTCTTTTGCAGCGCGAGCTTTAACATCGGCTTCAGATATGTTGTCAGGAACCTTTTCGTATGTATGCGGTTCACCTTGTTCAAATTTAACAATTACGTTTCTTGGCATAATATTATTTCCAAAGTGAGCTAGTGCCCGATTGTTGAGCACCTTGTGATGGGCGTTGAGGTATGCCGCCGCTCACTGGTTTTTCTTCTTCGTCATCGTCATTAGCAGCAGGCGATTGAGCAGTTGCTGGTGTGTTCGGTGCAACACCGGATGGTGTGTTTGGTGCAACAGCATCTGGTTTAGGTTTAGGTTGAACACTTGGGGGTATCTTATCAGCTGATCCGCCTTTCTTAGCAGCATCTAATGCTTTTTGTTTAAATGATTCTGTATCAGCTAGAATTTTTTCAATCAGTGTTCCAGACCATGTAGGGTCTTGTTTAACATTGCCTTCTTGCATGCCTTCTGCAGTGAGATAGTAAACCATTTGCTGTCTACCCCAGTCAGTATCTAAAAATTGAGATAATGCAATAACTCCGGCGGGTGCTATTGTCTTACTTAAATTTGAAAATAATTTATCAGCAGGATTAACTACGAGGATATCTCGAATGAAACGTCCGTTTTTAAATGCAGTTAAAATGTCTTTACCTTTTAATCCTGCTCTAGCTAGCCCACCAATACCAGCAGCAGCCACTACAGGTCCTGCTGAAGCATAAAATTGAATTAAAATACGATCATGTAATGTTTTAAACTGTGCTCCATTAATAACGCCAGAATTTAAATCGTCCAATGCTAGCTTAACTTGCTCTTCGTAAGTTCTCCATGCAGTTCCAAGTTCGTATACCATGGCAAACCGCACTCCCCATTTAACAAACCAAGCCAACCAACCAGCTAACCCTGCAAGTTTTAAACCAGCTTTTGAAATAGCTTTGTCAAGTGCTTCTAAACCTTTAGTAGAAAATTTACCTTCTACCTTTTTAACAGCTTGTTCCCATGCTTCTTTTTGAATTTGAGGATTATTAGCTAGAGCCTTCTCTACAGTCATAGCGTCAGGTGGATGCTTTATAATAATATCGTTGAAAGTAGGCATTTTTCCATTAGTTTGTTTAAAGGCAACAATAGCTTCGGCCCATTTAGTAGCAATCGCATCGACTACTTCTTTCGCAATTAGGCGTTCTCCAGCAGTGCCTAGCCAGCTAAATCTTCCTTCTTTTATAACGTCTAATACTTTCATGATGGTATATTCCTGAATACTGTGTATATTTATTAAAGTTGAACTACGTTCAACTGTGTTTATCGCTATCGCTCAAACACAAGTTGTTTTTCTTTAATTATTTTAATGTAGTTAAAACGCGAAGCGTTTAAGATATTATCTAGATTGTTCAGTCACACTTAGCCCGTCTCCGGGCTAAAAAAATGAACATTATCTGAGTTGCACAATGTCACACTAGCGTTAGAGCAGTTACAGTGGCGGTTGACCGATACCACGAGCTCCGTCTTAGAATCAACGGCAGTTAATATACACACGCAGTCGCATATACTAACCTGGGGTTTTTCTCCCCTCTTTTTCCCTATATAATCTATTCAAATAATCAAACCGCAGGTGTTAAGCGATCGTCGTCCTGTAAAGGATAGTGATTAAGTGCTTGCTACAGCGGCAAGTCTTCGGATCTCTGCGACACGATGTCCAGATTTCAACTGTTCGGCACCCGATTTTAGCCGGTGCGAGCCCTAACTGTGTGATTAGCCTAAGATTTTAATATATGTGAACCGTGGACTCTAACTTGGATATGACCGTTATAGTAGTCGTCTGATTCTAGAACTTTGCGGGAAAATTGTTCTCTGGCCTCGATGTAAGAGCATTGCGCCTTGGAGTTGCAGTAATATAGGATTTCTCTTGTGAAGTTTTCAGTGCCTAATGTGTCTATGTCTTTTTGAAGATTAGGGGAACTACCGTAATAGTCACGCCAGTCGCTGTCGACTTTGCTTCTAATCTTCTTTTTCTTCTTGGTGCCATTCTTTAAGGTTACAGTTTTAATTGTAGTCTTTGAGAATTTGGCGAGTTTTTTGCCTATGTATTTCCTGCCAGAGATGACATTTGTTATCAAGTATACGAAGCCGATACACTCTTCGGGGAGTGTTTCAATAATATTACCTTGATAAGTCCATGACATGCTTTAGTTAGCACTATCATCACCTGGAGCCTGTTGTTTCTGAGCCTTAATATCTGCCGTTTTTTCATTTAAGTCGTAGCGCCACGCCATGATGTTGTCACGGCGTTGGCTACAAATGCGCCTAATTTCACTTAACCAGTAGCGGGCATCCATACCCGCTCGTCTAGTTCCTTTGTTAACCCACCGTTGGTTGGCTTCAAAGTATTGTCTAAAAGCTCGCATGAGTTCATCATGCGTCTCTTCTTCTCGTCTCACTCAGTGATCTCCAAATCATTGGCATAGCTAGTGAAACCATTCTCTTTAATAACTTTCAATACGTTGTTCACACGTCCGATGAGTTCGTCTTTATGCGAGATTAAGAAAATATTCTTTTTACGTTCACGTGCCATCTTCTTCAACACACCCAACGCCGACTCAACACCACTGGCATCTAAGCCGTTATCAATAAGTTCGTCGATGAACAATAGGTTAATCTGTTGATATAATGATTCCCACACATCGCGGAATGCCCAGCTCAAGCCAAGAATCAAACGATTACGTTCGCCACGCGACAAGTTATCAAAGTCTAAGTCTTGTCCAAGCTGCATAATTTCAACAGTTAGGTCATTTAAGAATGTAACAGTATGCGGCAAGCCCATCTTATCAAGATAATAAGTTAAACGATTGTTCAAGTATGCTAAGTTCTGATCAATAATCTTCTTACGGATAAAGCTATCCTTGTTTGTCAGTAACTTTAACAAGAACTCTTGATGATCTTTAGTAACGTTCAATGCGTTAACTTCATCCCAACTAATTTCTTGCATAGCGGTGTTACGAAGTTCGTCAACCTGTTCTTGATAAGGATCGTTTTCGCCTGCTTTGATCTCTAATTGTGTCTCAAGAGTCTTAATTGTATTCTGATGTTTAAGTGCTTCTTCGACAGTGTCGTAGTAAGTGTTTGGCTTAGTAGTTTGCTCACCGATGACAGCAAGTTCGTCTACGATCTTTTTAAGGTCGCCTGCTACTTTATCAGCATACTTTTGTGCTTCTGCAAGATGCTCGTTAGCCTTAGTAGACATTTCTTCATGTTTGTGATCATGGAGGTCTTGTTCACAGGCGTGACACTTCTTACCATCTAGTGCGGCAAGTTCGCTAGTATATTTCTTTACACTTCTTTCTGCTTGTGCAGTTGCACTTTCGAGAGTTGCCTTTTCTTTGTTCAAACTCTTTAGTTTAGCTGATTGTTCTAAGTAAGTTTTTAGTTCAGCGTGTGCAACTAGCTCTGCATCAATGTCTACATTTTCTAACTCGATAATTGCACGACCGATTTTTTCTAATTCGTTGTCACGCTGAGTGTTCCAGGCACTTTGTCTTGTTAGCAAGCTGTCAATACTAACTTGAATCTTGTCGTTAGACTTCTTTGAAGCCTCAATATCGGCACTTGCCTGTATAATTTTATCTTTAGTGTCACGGACTAGCTCTTTAAGTGTGTCTGCTTTCTCAGAAAGTAAGGTAATGCCTAACAACTGTTCGATGATAACACGTTGTTCATTAGACTTCATTGACAAAAACGGTTCACTATAGGTNTTAAGCGCAACAATGTTCTTAAACATGTCGTGACTCATGCCTAACAATTCGTCAATATCTTTTTGCGTTTCGCGCATATCGCCTTGACTATCATCAGATTCTTCTGCACCTTGTTCTTCGTCATCAATAAAGAACTTCATAATTGCAGGNTTACGACCTCGCTCAATACGATAATCAACACCGTCTTTATTAAAGCTCAGTGTAACTAACATGTTTTTGTTGTTAATCTTATTGATTAAGTTGTCTTTCTTAATNTTAGTAAGGGCATTACCATATAATGCAAAGCTCAGCGCATTGATAATGGTAGTTTTACCAGTGCCGTTACGTGATCCACTGTCGTCACCGCCCTGATCTAAGTTTTCACCTAGCACAAGAGTTAAGTTTTCCTTGCCAAAGTCCACTGCTTGAGTCTGGTTACCCACACTCATAAAGTTCTTTACTGTTAAATCTTTTATCTTGATCATAGGCTGTTATAAATCGCTAATAGCGTGTTCTTGTCAAATTGATCCGATTCAATATTAATAATTTGACTGGATACAATTTGATCTACTGATTCAAATGCTTGAATGTCTATGTTTGTATTAATCTCAACGTCCTTACGCTCAGTAATTAAAGTAAGTTCACGAATGTCAAAGTCGCTAATAAACTTTTCTTTAATAAAACTAGCTTCTTCGTAGGTGATATCAATGTCTAGTGTAACACGTAAATGCTGCTTGGGCAAGATCAATGTGTCCGCTTCATCGATAAGTTGACTTAGCTTAACAGTTCTAAACGTTGGCTGAGCCGGCCAAGCATGATATTCTGGCTTGCCACCCCACTCTAATGTCATCATACCGCGGTCGTCATCCCACGCATCTGCATAGTTGTGCGGGAAAGCATTGCCAATATAAACCATATTACCTTTTTGTTGGCGTTTATGGAAGTGGCCGCTGAAGCCTAACTCATAACTTTTAAAACTATCCAGCTGAATCTCACCGTGATCTGGCATTTGCACCATTGCGTTCATAAAGAAATTAGGTAATTCGAAGTGACCGAAGATATACTTGCCGCCTTTCTTACCTACTGACTTCCATTCTTCACCCACGAGCCACGGGCATAGAGTAACGTCACCGATAGTAGTAGGTTCGTGAACAACAGTAATACCAGGAATATATTTTCCGAATTCAACTGAGTGAATATCCCGCTTGTCTTTGTAATAAAGATCATGATTACCAGGGAAAAAGTAAAATGCGTCAAACGCCTTACCGAGCTTTTCCAAGGCCCGCAAACTATAGTCCATAGTAGTGATGTTGAGGCTATTCCGATTGTGATGCCAATCACCCATAAAAATTCCAGTATCACAACCTTCCTCCTTTGCCTTAGCAATATACCAATCTACAAAGTCTTCACAATCTTGATTATGCACATGGCTATTAGATTTTAGTCCAAAGTGTATGTCTGTGAAACACGCTACTTTTTTAAACAGCTGGTGTGTCATTGGTAGTGTCCTCGTTATGTCGTTTCAAAGCAGCCGCATGTTCACCGGCACCAGTGCGTGAGTATGACGGATTCATTCCGTTCATTTCTAACACATCGTCTCGAATATTTTGATTACGTTTCTCTATGTTGATAACTCTAACAAAACTGTTAGTAACGGCAGCAGTAAAATAAGCAAAAGGGTTGTCTGACTTGCTCTCATCAAACTGCAAACCGATCTGGGTAAGCTGTAAAATTGCTTGCCCTCGCATTTCATCGTTGTAGGTATAGCCACGAACGTTACCGCGGGTAGCATATCTCTCACATAGTTTAATCATCATACGTGCTAGAGTATTAGTAATTTGTCCAG